AGGAGTAACGAATGGCATATATAGGAGTCAGTCCTTCTAACGGAGTACGTAACAGATTTCAATATCAAGCAACTGCAGGGCAGACTAGCTTCAGTGGTTCTGATGCTAACTCGTTAACACTAACCTACACAGATAGCTTGTATATGGATGTGTATCAAAACGGAGTGTTACTTGTTCCGGGAGATGACTACACTGCAACAACAGGCACAACTGTCGTACTTGTACAAGCAGCGAGTTTGAATGACATCGTAGAGATGGTCGTATATGATGTGTTCTCAGTCAACGAGACATACACCAAGACTGAATCAGATAACAGATATCCGTTCTTGGGTAACGACAGTATAATCAGAACAAATGGACAGACCATAAGTGCAGACATAACAATCAGTTCAACAACTAACGGATTATCAGCAGGTCCTATAACACAGAACGCTACAGTTACTGTTAATGGATATTGGAGTATCGTATGAGTTCACAATTAAATGTAGACACTATTGTAGATAAAGCAGGGTCAGGTGGCACGAATGTTAAGATAGGTAATACCTCAACCTATGTGTCTGATGGTGGTGCAGTTACACAGAATACTGTACAAGGATTAGCGAAGGCTTGGTATGATGTAGATGGTTCTGGCACAGCAGCTATTAATGACAGTTTAAATGGTAGCAGTCTTACAGACCATGGAACTGGAGACTTCACTTTAACTAGAACAAATCCTATGAATAATTTAACTTATGGTATGGCAGGTATGAGTGATTTTGATGGTGGAGATTCAAGAGCAGTAACTATTACAAGTAGTCAACACAACACACCTAGAACTACAACAGTTATGAGACACGCATTACAGGACACAAATGCTCAAGGGCATGACCCAGACCACTTCTCAGCATTATTTCATGGAGACTTAGCATAATGGCTAGTGAACTTAAAGTAGATAAATTTACAGGTGTAACCACAGCAGGTAGCATAGACGTTACAGGTGAAGGCAATAGTACAACAACTAATCTGCAACAAGGGTTGGTAAAAAATTGGATAAGATACAACGGAGCAACTAATACTATAAATGATAGCTTTAATTGTGGAAGTGTTACTGATTCTGCTACTGGAGTTTTTATAAACAATTATACAAATAATATGGGAAATGCAAATTATAGTTTTGGTGAAATGTCAGGGTTTGATACTGGTGGAAGTGATTCAGACTATGCAAGAGGTTTGGTTACTTTAGATTTAGATGATATTACAACCTCGTCTATGAAAGTTTATAATAATTATGTAAGAGCATCTGCCGCTGCTAATGGTGTTAATGATGGTCACATGATAGCTCATCAAATATTTGGAGACCTCGCATAATGGCTAGTATATTAAGAGTAAACACATTAACAGATGCAAGTAGTAATAATTCAACTGCTGTATCTGTAATTAATCAAGGAACGGTAAAACATTGGGTAAACTATGATTTTACAAGTGCGGCTATAGATGGAAGTGTTAACTCTTCAAGTGGCACAGATCATTCAGCAGGTCATTATACTAGTAATTTTACTAGTAATTTAACTTCTGCGACTGACAGATGTCATACAGTTAATGTTTGGAATACTAACGATCAAGGAGGAGGATCATTAGCTGGTAACGAAAGAGGAGCTAGTGGAGGTTCTGTTAAAGGAAACTCGACAAGTGCAATGACAACATCATCTGTTTATGCAGAATTTTTATATGGTGCTAATGCAAGTTCTAACGGAGATCATAATGATTTTTCTGCTGCATTTATATCTACTTTAGGAGACCTAGCATGACCAAAGCAGCAGAATTAGCAAAGATGGGTGAAGTCCTAACCAATAGTCAGATTGGTGGGCGAAGGAATATTATCATTAATGGTGCAATGCAGGTGGCACAGAGGGGAACTAGTATAGCTGTAAGTTCAACAGCAGTTTACACTTTAGATAGATTTTCAGCACACAAAGATACCAATACTATGACTGCTACCCAAGCTAGTGATGCACCAACTGGCTTTGAATACTCTTTAAAATTAACAAATGGTACTGGTGCATCTCCATCAAGTTCTGACATTAATTGTATTACATATAGTGTAGAGGGTTATGATAGCACTCAATTAGAAATAGGAACAACAAATGCAAAAAAAGTAACTTTGTCATTTCATGTTAAATCTTCAATAACTGGAACTTATGTTGTTGGTTTTCTTGATAGTGGAAATGATAATGGTTACATTGCTGATTATACAATAAATTCTGCAAACACTTGGGAAAAGAAAACAATTACTTTAACTATGTCTGATTATGGTTCATGGGTCGGAAGTTCAACTAATGGAACAAATTTAATTCTTCATTGGGATTTAAACTCAGGTTCTGATAGAGATGTTTCATCAGTAAATGTTTGGAATGATGGTGCATCAAATGACTTTTCACATTCATCACAAGTAGATTGGGTTGGTACTACTGGTTCAACTTTTTATTTAACTGGAGTCCAACTAGAAGTAGGCTCACAAGCCACACCATTTGAGCATAGGTCATTTGGGGAAGAACTGGGTTTGTGTCAGAGGTATTTTGAGCTTTTAAATGGTGGTATAGCAATGGGTGCATCAGATTCTGCTACAACCACTCAAGCATCTGTACAATATAAGCAGTCTAAAAGAGCAGGTGCTACAATAGCCAAATCAGGTACAGTTTATGCTAATGATGGTGCAACACAAGGAACTGTAAGTGGTGTAGCTAATTCTAAAGATTTTACTGGTGGAGTCCTTATTACTTTTACTACAAGTAGTATATCAAATAATGAAGTTATATTTATATACGCAAATAATGAAGCTGATGGCATAACAGCAGATGCAGAACTGTAGAGGATAATATGAATATTACAAAAGCTAAATATCATAAAGACTTTGATGGAAAAAATGTTAGTATAAATGTTACTATAGACGGACAGGATATGTCTGTTCCAATAGACCCTGCCAACAGACACTACCAAGCAATCCTTGAGTGGGTAGCTGAAGGCAACAAGATAGAGGATGCCGATTAACATGGAAAGCATTGACCCAATGTTATTCTGGAACATAATCCTGACTATGGTCGTTGTACCATTCGGTTGGGCATTTAACAAGATGTTCCAAGAGGTAAAGAGAATACAGATACTTTTGAACAAG